ACAAAGTGGTACTACCACATTCACACAAGTTGAGTTAACTACTTGTGCTAAAAGAGTAAATGAGTCTTTATGTCCTTCAACTCTTTATGACACTTACCAATCAATGTTATTGGCACCAGGTCAAACTGAGCAGTCTGTTCCTTTCGAACAAGCTATCGCTGACTTGAAAGTTAAACAAGTTCAAGAGTACATCGAGTCTAAATTATGGACTGCTACTGTTGCTGGTGGTGACTGTTTCGACGGTTTCGCATCATTAATCGTAACTGGCGCTACCGGTGTTGCTAACGCAGCAGGTACCGCATTCTCTTCTTCAGCAGCATACGGTACCGCAGGTAACCCTATCACTGAGGTTGATGGTTTGATCAACGCATTATCTGATGACGCAATGGCAAAAGACGACTTAGTTGTTTACATGTCTTACGCTTACTTCAGAATGTACGTTCAGGCGTTAACTAAAGAGAACTTCTTTAAGGATTACATCAAAGACGCTAACATTACTGGTAACATGATCGCTATCCATCCTAACAGTAATGTAACTGTAGTTCCTACTAAAGGTCTTAGCGGTTCAAATCAAGTTGTTATCGGATCTAAAGAATATTTCGTAGTTGGTTTCGACTTATTATCTGACCATGAGTCTTTTGACATCTGGTTTAGCCGCGACAATGACGAAGTAAGATTCCGTGCTAACTTTAACTATGGTGCTGCTATCCCTAACTTCGGAGCTGGTAAAAACTACTTCGCAACTAACAACCTATAATCGTTAGTTCATAAAAAAACTAAGGGGGTGCAAGCCCCCCTTTAATAAACTTAAAACTAAATAAATTATACAAAATGAGTTGTTATATTTCAAGTGGCGTATCATTCGGATGTTCAGATTCCTTAGGAAGTTTGAAGACTGTATGGATTTTAGGTGATTCAGGTCACACAGTATCTGCCGTTGCGGTTGATTCTGACGAGGCTATCACCGGATTCACAGGAACCGGTACATGGTACAAGTTCGATGTAAAAAGAAACACAAGTTCACTTACTCAAGTAATAAACAAATCATTCGAGAACGGAACAGTATTCTACTCTCAAGATGTAGTAATGGCATTCTACAAGTACGACGCGGACAAGAGAAACGTTGTGAAATTGTTGAGCCAAGATGACAATCTTAAGGTAGTTGTTGAAGATCAGAATGGTACACAATATTACTTAGGTGAACAAAATGGTTTATATGTTGGAAGTGGACAAGGTGAAACAGGATTGGCAGTAGGAGATAGAAATGGTTTCTCTATCAACCTTACAGGTCAAGAACCTAATCTTGCTAAAGTTTACGTAAGTGATTTTGACGCTATGGCTACCGCAGGTGGTTTCACAGTTGAGGCATAATCACTAACCAATGTATCATAGGTTTTGAACCCTATGTACTTTTTTAAAGGGGTCCTCCCAAGGGACCTCTTTTTTTATGCCAAACATTATCTCGAATTTATTTGGCAGAGATTTCAATTTCACTTTTTTTATATTTAGGTATAGAACTATCTATATATGGTATACATTAACACAAACACAGACAACGAATTTGTTCTCAACATTAATAATAATGTTAGAAACTTTCCCGGTGGCAGTAATCCTGATATCATTAGTTTCAATTTTACTCACGTATTATCAAATGATAAGACATTTACTACATGTTTTGTAAATCCTGATCCAATCACACCATTTGTACCACCTGTGGGTGATTTCTATTGTGCAACTAATGACAGATATACCGAGTTCTTTATGATTAAGGCATTGGCACAAGGTATGATGAGATACGATGGAGAATACGAAGTTCTAATCAGAAATTCAGATTTAGTACCTTTATATAAGGGTATATGGCAAGTCACAGGAAATTCTGTGGCTGAAGAAAATCCATTTATCGAATACCAATCAGATAACGAGGAAAATAACAGCTACATTTACATAGAAGAGTAATATGGAAGAAAACAAAAAATATCAATTAAAGAAGGTTAAATTTTACAATGCAACCTTACCGATTATCTCGGAGGTATTTTCAAACAAGGATTGGGTTTTTTACGGTGACGCAAATAACTATCCACAATGGTTGATTAGACAGTACGACAATTGTGCTATACATAAGTCGATTGTACAATCAAAAGTCTCTCAGATCGTGGGAGATGGACTTGTATCCCCAAGAACACCGATGGCGGTGGTTAACCTAATTAATGACAAAGAAACTGTTGAAGATGTATTTCAAAAATGTGCATTGGATATGGTACTCTTCGGAGGATTTGCATTAAACGTTATATGGACAAGAGACCGTACACAAATCGCAGAGATTTATCACTTAGACTTCAGTAGAATTAGATGTGGTAAAATTGAAGAAGATGAGGATGATGTTAAGAGATACTTCTATTCTGCGGATTGGGATAACTTGAGAAAGTTCAAACCCCAAGAATATCCTGCATTTAGTCAAGATGCCGATAACCCATCTCAAATCATCTATGTAAAATCATACCAACCATCTCAAGACTATTACCCCTCACCTGACTATAGTGGTGCCATGGCGGCAATCGATATCTCAATCGAGATCCAAAACTTCCACAAGAATAATTTAAAAAATGGCATGTTACCATCTCTCTTCATTAATTTTAATAATGGGGTACCAGGTGATGAAGAACAAAGAATCATTACCAGAGCGTTGGAAGAACAATATAGTGGAACGGATAATGCGGGTGGACCTGTAATCTCTTTCAACGAATCTAAAGAATCTGCACCAACAATTGAGGCAATTTCTCCAAACGGTTCTGACAACTATTACACAACTATCTACGAAGACATCATCAGATCCATTTTAAGTGGGCACAGAGTATCTTCAGGAGAATTGTTTGGTATCAGTACTGCAGGAAAATTGGGGTCCGCAAATGAGATCGTAGAACATTCTGAGTTCTTCAGAAATACGGTTATCAAACCTTACATTAAGGATATGATCCCAACATTCAATAAAGTAATGTCATTGAAGTTTCAAGAACCAATCAGGTTGGAAGTATTACCATTAACCATTATGGACGTGGAGAAGATAACCATTACAGAACAACCAACACAACAAGGATAATATGGCAAACGTTTTATTAATATCAGAAACTAAATTAAAGTCTTTCACTAATATAAATAAAAATGTGGATATGGACTTGTTGAAGGCAGAGATTAAAGTCGCACAGGACATTGATCTTCAAACTGCGTTGGGTACCAAATTCTATAACCATTTGTGTAATCAGGTCACATCTTCGGGTAATACCTTCAATGCGAATGAATTAACATTGGTAAACGATTATATTGCACCGTTCTTAATTCACGCCGCATATCATACCGCAATCCCTCATATTCACTACAGAACGATGAACAGAGGTATTATGGAGGGTGAGGCCGAATCTGCAAGAGGTGTTGATATTGAAACAATGAAGTACCTTAGAAATGTACAAAGACAAAGAGCAGACTTCTACCAACAAAGAATGTTGGATTGGTTGATGACGGGAGCGGGACAAAACCTATTCCCTGATTGGAATAATACTTCATCTTATGATGGTATGGTACCTGATAAGACAGCCAAGTATAATGCAGGCATTGTATTGAACCACACAACTCGTAAGGGTTATGCGTATAAAAATCTCAATCTTCCTTCTTATTCGGAGATTGATAAATCTGACGGACCTTGTTGCGATTAATTATGATGGATCAACTAATTGAAAAAGTAATATATGTTGTATCGACCGTTGCAGTGTCTTTAGTAACATATTTGATGGGTAGAAGAAAACAAGAGGCGGATACAGATTCGACCACTTTACAGAACCTTGAAAAGTCCCTATTAATCTATCAGAATATGGTTAGTGATATGGGTGATAAAATTGATATACTATCTAAAAAGATAAGTGATCTAGAAAAAACCATCGAATCATTGATGGATGAAAATAAAAAACTAAAACAAAAAATCAAATAAATTATGGAAGCAATCTTAGCAAAACTATCTTTACCTACTGAAGGTGAATCTTACCACGATTACAAATCAAGAATGGAAGCCGAACACGGTAACAGTCATGATGCATGTAAGGCAATCAAAATAAAGTATACTGAATCTTTGATGTCATTCTAATGATTAGTGTCAAATTGAAATTAGTTCAACTTTCCTTGAGGGAAGGTTTTGTGTTACCCAAACCAAGTGGTGAGACAGAGGATGAATTCATTTCAAGATGTATGTCTGATTTGAATACTGAATTCCCTGATCAAGATCAGAGATATGCAGTTTGTAAATCACAATGGGACAGTAAGTAGAACTATATTATGTTTAAATGAAAACCCCCCAATCGAGAGATAGGGGGGTTTTACTATATAAGTGGGGGGATCCTCGCCAAACAATATGAAAGTATGATATGAGAATATAAGTAAGGAATCCCCCCGATGTACAATATAATATAATTATAAGAATTTTTTCTCAAATAAAAAACCCCAAGATCTCTCAAGGGGTTATTTTTTTAACAGATGAATTGTTTTTCAATCCAACTCTCTGGCATCTCGAACTTGGGACCATACTTCCCTCGGTTCACT